GGTAATCCGGCTAGTTCACGCAAGTGATCTTCCAAAGCAGGATCCGGTGCCAACACTCCAGCGGTTGTCATCTTCGAAACAAAGTCAGCGATTTCGCCAAGATCAATGTGTGCCACTTCGCTGTACTGCAGCGTAGGTGCCCGATCTACAGTCATGCCATTCAAACGCATCAAACGTGGAATAGCGTATTGGTTGACTGTGTCGGCAATAGTTTTTGCTATCGAATCAACTGACATTGACCACAGATCCATTTTGGTTGCACCGAGAGAGAAAGATCCTACGCGGTCATTTCCAAGGAGAATAAAGTCGGATAGCACTGACATGGCGATACGTTGATCTAGGCGCGTGATCACTTTATCGGTATCGAATTGGCGTGATCCACCGCTACTCATAAGTTTCAAGTCGAACAGTGGTTTCCCTGAATCATCAAAGACTTGTGGGAAAACGATACCTTCGTTTTCGTTGCGTTTAATCGAAGTGACGATTTGTTTGATGGCAGCCAACACGACCTGTTGGTCATTGCTTGCTGTGCTTGATAAATATTCCGGTGGCACATAGGCGATGGGTAATCCGGCAAGATCCCGCTCAATACCGATTGCCTCAATTTCTTCGATACGACGTTTGAACCACCACGGCCTGTAGGCGTTCCTTAACAGGCTACGCCCCTCTGGGTTGTTTTTCGCGGCAGTGGTGCGGAACAATAAAGCCTTCTCGATAGGGATATCGATGCGGCCATGACCTGTGTAGGGGTCAACTTGTTGCATCCCTTGGATGCCACCTTTGTCATCAAAGGTCCAAAGGTAAAGTGTTTCCTGTCCACGGATGGACCATTTACGCCAACCAATTTTACCATCAGTGAACTTGGATCTCTTCGAAGCATCCTTATTATCAGGTGAAACTCTTTGCTTGTAAACAATTTCATGGAACGAGAAACCGTAAATGCACATGGACAGGATTTGTGAGAGTGTCGAATCCCATGTGTCACTCATATCGTTTAGGCATGATTCAATAAATTGTGCGTTTTCGATGTCGAGTGTTTCACTGTCGCCATCTGAAGTTTTATCCGTGTAGGGGTCGACTCGCCATTCCAGACGTGTGATCACTTTCTCGATGGCGTAAAGAATCGCCCCAATAACAGGATCGTTGTCGGACATCTCCCGATATGTTTTGATGCCTTGGATGCCTTGGAGCCGTGTAAGGAATTCATCGTAAACAAACCCACTGGTTCGTTTTAGTCCAGTGGTGCCAAGTTCTTGCATATCTACGCGGGCCATATGTCTCCCATTACTCGTCGTCGTCAACTTGCCGGGTGATCCCAGCGATAAGTGTCAGAGCCTCCGCACTGGCAAATCCTGCTTGCAGCATAGAAATATATATTTCATGCAACTGAGTCGCCCATTGTTGCAGCGGGCTCATGTCAGCAAGAACCCCGGTCTCGTGATTCTCCATTCCACGAGTGTACCGGGGTGTGAGGTCTTGTTATGCGTTTGGCGCAGTAATGAGTTCTTCCTCCAGAAGTAGTTGTGCCATTCGACCGTAGGATCCTTGTAGTGACCATGCTAGGCCGGTGTCTACGAGATGTTGGAACAGGGCGATGATTTCGACTTCAGTCAAGCCTCCTTCTTCAAAGGCAATTATTCTGTCGACTAGCGGATATTGTTTGGTTTTCATGCTGATACCTCCTGAATGTCCTTGGCGACTTCCTTTCGCCTTTCTGCGCGATCATTTTCAATCTTGCCTACTGCAACCAAGATGATTGTGTAAGCCTTACAAATAGAGCAGGAGCATTCACCTGTAACTCCAGCCGGATGGACGTGATTAAGGTAGGAAAGAAGATCCTCCGCCGTGACTCTTGAATATTCGCTCATGCTGCCACCTCCTGATTGATTTTCCTGTTGTACAGATTTTGAAGCGTCGGGCTTGAAAATCCTGTGTTTTCGATTTCTGCTAACAGTTTGTTAGCGAACTCGGTCAATCCTTTTTCGCTGTATCGCGCTGTGGGGGTGAACCCGAAGCGGAGCATCGGCCAGTCGGATTGCCACTTTTGCATGGAGTATCCGCCTGCTGGCTCCAGTTCAACGTAGGACGCTGTGGCTATGTAGGCTTTGTAGGTTTTGCTAAACACAAAACTGAGGTTTAGTGTAGGAATTGCTTCACTGTCCCCGATGTAGTCACCGTTAAGAGTAAATTGAACGTTGAGGTTTCGGCTTTCTTTGAGAAATGTGGTTTTCATTAGTCCTCCCAATTGATGGTTTTGGTGACGGGTCCGCCCCATAAGGCGGTTAGTTGTTGGGCAGTGATGGGGGCTTGTCCGGCTGGACTAGCGGCGTAGCATTCGACACAGATTTGGCCGGGGAATGCTTCGATTGCCTCGATACTTTTGGCGCATGATTTACAGTTCATGTTGGGTCTCCTCTCCCTTACAACCCTAGTATAGCATACCGGGGTTAGGCATCTTGCAGCGGGCCCAACACACAACCAAGCCGATAACCCGGAATGTACTCAGCAATCACCCGCTCAGCCATCGCATACTTTTTAGCCATCTTCGACCGCAAGAAACCCCACGGAATATCATCAACACGCGAGCCATTATCAGACACATCAGCAGCCTTAACAAACCTGCCGATCAGATCATCCATCGCCCTACGAACACTCGCCTCATACTCTGCGAGAGAGGCTCCAGACGTCGTTTTCGTGACAGACTCCACCGCACAAACAACATCATCACTGGCACCCATCGCAGAAAGATCCTCCAACGAGTAATCCGTGTCCTCGACAACGTCATGCAGAAAACCAGCAATCACAAACTCATCACCAAACCTCCACAAAGAGGTTCCAACACGAGAAACGTGATAAATGTAAGGAACACCGATTTTGTCCACCTGATCCTTGTGGACATAATTCGCAAACTCCAGCGCTCCCTGCGGAGTCGATAAATCAAACCCTAATTTCATCATTCCTCCTCATTTTCATAACCCATAGCGACTCGGCAACCGTGGCAAAGACTGTCGGTAAGTTGTGCTTCCGTGTCACACTCAACACAATTCGTTAAGCGAACATAATCTTGTGCCCCATTCCATCCCATCACTCCTTTCCACCCTCAAAAAAGGCTTCAGCCCATGATTGAAATTGTTTTGTTGTCTTGAACTCGCCAAACCGCTCTGGATTATCGACAGGGACGTTATGCCACACACCTGTCTCAGACGGGCAAATCCCTAAAGTGACACTGTTTTCGAAAGCGACAACCTGATATTTACAGAATGGTGTTTCCCATTCCGCTGCAGGTTGGCGGGTGAACGGTATTGTGAATGCTCTTACTGTTGTCATAACATCACCTGTTTCCCATATCGATTGAAACCCAACGATCTTTCCTTACCGGGCGAAATGTCACCATCCACGTTTCAGCGGCCTCCATTCCGCCACCCGCTTCAACAAGGTAACCCATCCATTCTGGATCCATGCCTTGAGCCTCAGCCCACGGTAACCACGGCTTGACCCAATGATCCGGGACATCCACCGTGAATCTGATGGCTGTCTTGTCAACGACACCTTGGAGCCCGTGACCTAGCGAGGCGGTCGGTTCGGTAGTGAACCAAACAACATCCGGGCCAAAGTTTGGGATTGTTATGTGAATGTTCGATTCGGTTAGTCGTAGCATTTCAGCCTTCTCAATTACTGGCAGGTGAATGAGGCTTGTGAAGTGGTAAAGAATCATTGGCCCTCCTCCCATCTTTCATAACGATTTACAAAATCTTCCGAGCCCATCGCAGAGAAGCAGTCATACACTCCATGCCAATTCTCTTCACGAAGATCGGCTTCCATGTAACGCAACATGCGGCGAGTGTCTTTGATGAAATTTCTGATCTCCGTTTTTGTATATGGCTGACTCATGCGGTTACTTCCTTCCGTAAAAATAATTGAATCGCTCCGGGTGATTTGTTTCCAGATAAGACAGTGATGCTTCTGTGAGGGTTTTGAATACGGCAACCGTCACAGGCTTTCTTCCTTCACCGGAATCACGCATTTCGATGAGGTGCCATTTAGACCCCAACTTCTTGATCCAGTGAGTGCCCGTTACGGATCGGTAGGCGGAGCCACGGGTCGTGGCCTTAATAAATCCGGCTGGTGATCTCATACCGCACCTCCTCGTTCTTCCATGTAGGCGAACGCAACGTTGGCGCTTCCGATAAGTTCATGGGCGATGATTGACAGTTCTTCGATGTCGTCATTTTTCATGGCGACTTCCGCTTGACGCATCAATTCGCGAACGTATTTGAAGTTGCTTCGGACTTGGCTTTTGGTGGTCTTTTCGTTTGACATGAGGTTCCTCTCCCTTGCTTACAACCCCAGTGTAGCACACCCCGGTTTAGGACTTACCGGGGCACCCCCCAACACCCGACTCCGACCAAAACTGGCAATAACTCCGACAAAACGAAACAGGCTTCTCAGGCTCAGGAGCAAACAACTCCCCGCGCACCGACTCCAACCAGCGCAAACCCTCCTCAGCAACATCACGTCGAAACACCTGCGAACGCACCACAACATCACGCTCACTACCATCACGAGGAATACCCACAAGCGAAACACGATCAACCGGGTAACCATTCTCCGTCAACAACAAACCATAAATCTGCACCTGCAACCATTGTTGATCAGCAGGAAAGAAACGCACCTTTTTTAAAGTAATCGTTTTCCAGTCAATCACCTCACGGGCCACCTGATCATAAACATCGACGTGACCCAACAAACCATCAAACTCAACTTCGACCTCAACCAGATAACGCTCATCATCAAGATCCCGTAAACGTCTCTCAATCTTTTCGTGAATCGCTGTACCCATGAAAGCCGCCATGCCTAACGTCTCATTGATGGCGGGATCATTTTGTAAACGATGCCACACTCGACGCCTGCAGCCCCCAATTTCACTGGGTCCAATACTGCGCTGTAATGAACGATCCGACTCTGACGTGTCAAAGATTTTTTTGATTAACTCGCTAACCATTGTCAGCCTTGGCAGGGGAACCGATAGCGGCAATTGAAACTATTTCTTTAATACGAACAGCCATGCTCAACGGTGTGTCCGATGGCAGAAAAGGAATCGAGTGAACAGGGAACTCACGCACTGCCACTGCAGCATCCTCGCGACCACGCGCATAAGCCTGAATTACTAAATCGGCGTTAGACACGTTTGCCATGTCGTTGCGTTCCTCCAACCGCGCTGCCCGAGCAATACCGCAGTAAATACATTTATCGGGCGTTACAGGTGAAACACCGGGCAAGCACAAAGAGTCATGATCCATCATGCACTGCCGTCGGCTTCTTTACCTGTATCTGGACCGAGCAACGCAGGATCCACTTCGATGAAGCCGATGCCTGCACAAAATTCACAGGGAGCATTTTCGCCTTCACCCGTTCCTTCACAATCTCCGCATTCAATTTCCATTTTGTTTTTCTCCCATCAGTAGTAACGTCCGCACTCTTGCAGTGCGTCACATCGGTAAAGGTATTTTGTTGATTTTGATCCGGTTGATCCGCAATGAGGGCATTGCGTGAGGTCTTTCTTTTGCGACATTTTTCTCCTTAAAGTCATGGGCCACAATACCCATACCAGCACCAATTTGCGGTCAGCAAACCGATAGCACCGGCCACTAAATAAATAAATGTCAGGCCAACTATTTTTCCTCTGCGAGTTAATTTCACAGCGACTCCTTCGCGCAGTTTTCGCAGTAAGGACTTTCCTCGAAACATGGTGCGTCTTCACATTCGATACATAAGGAACACTTATAAATGTAGTTCATGTTTGGCCTCCTTTGTGGGGAGCCCGGGGGTAGCGAGTCGATGTGATCAGGGGGGTGATCACGGTCGCTTAACCCCCGGGCCGTTGAGCCCGGTGCTGCAGCGGCTTCCCTTCACGCTCCAGCACCGGAGTTTTTGTTAGTCCAACCGGGATCCTGCGTAGGCGGTGATTCCCGCTTCGGTGAGGACTGCGGCGAACGCTTGGGCGTAGGCCGACTTCCTTGTTACCGACTGTCCGAAGCCGCTGACCCAAACTTGCAGTCCGCCACCGTAAGCCTTGTCTGCTTTACCGGCTTTTTTGGCCCAACGTCCGAAGGCGGTGTTGCCCTTGAAGTTGACCCACGCGAATCCGCATAGACCTTCAGAAACGTAGTAGGTGGGCTTTGAGTAGTCGATGACTCCGTTGAATGGGGCCGTCTCTGAGCCGAGAACTATTGGTGTTGGTACTGCGTCTTCAGCGGCTAGCCTGCCTGCTGCGTCGGCTTGCGCGTAAAGCGCTTCGAAATATTGGGGTGATGTTTTGGTGATGGTGGCTGTGTTGTTCATTTGGGGCTCCCTCCCTGAACGGGCATCTCCCGTCCTTACAACCCTAGTTTAGCATACCCCCCGTTAGTGACTTGCAGGGGGGTACACCCAAACAAACTAAAAAGGAGGAATGTCATCCTGAACAGGAACAGCCCACGGATCATCACCCACCGGAGCCTTCACAGAAACAGGTTGCTTATCCCGCAACACACTCGCAGACCTACGCTTCAAATCAAGCCCAACATTAAACGCCGACACTTTCAAAGACTGACGCTCAACACCAGACTTATCCTCAAACGTCTCCATGAAAGTACGACCGACAACAATCACCGGATCACCCTTCTGCAAAGTCTCAGCACAATTCTCAGCCAACTGATCCCACGCCGTAACTCTCCACCACGTCGTCTCAGTATCCTGCCACTTACCATCCTCGCCCTTAACAGACTTAGACGTCACCATGCTTAAAGAAACGACAGCCTTGCCAGCCTGCGTAAAACGCAACTCTGGATCTTGCCCGAGCGTTCCTGTCAATGTAACTGTTGTACTCATTGGGTCTTTCCTTTCATTTAAGCGGCGCTCTGCCGCAACTCACTGCCTATTTGTATTCCTTGCTCACGACGAATACGACGCCGTTCACCCGGAGCCAATCCACCCCAAAATCCTATATCCTCAAACCGAATCGCATAATCCCGGCACGGCTCCAACATTTCACAAGAGGAACAAATACGTTTCAACTGCTCATTCAAACTAGGGAAATGTCCATCCGAAAAGAAAGAATCAGGATCCGAAGATCGACATGGCTCATTACCTTTAAAATTAGGATATTGGCTCGCCATCAACATTCCCTCCCTTTTCGTTTCTGATGCGTATCAATCGATCTTCTCGTGTCGTGTTGTCAGGTCTCACACGATATCCGTTACGCCAAACAATCCCTGCAGCAACACCATCATAAAAAGATTTATTTGGGCGAACCCACATTAAACACTCTTGAACAAAAAGACAATTACCGCATATTCGTAACGCTTCCCTTGCTTCAGGGAAAACGTAGTGATCAAACAAAACAGGGTCTTCACCACTACAGGATGCTTGCTGCAACCATTTCACTGAAACTCCGCTTTGATCATTAACAGAGTGTGACTTACTTAGAACATAATTTCAATGACATATTGCTAGTGTCACTCATCATATTCGTCGTACTCCTCGGTGTAAACATAATCGGCGAACAACATTTCGCGGCCTGTTTCCAAGATACCGGCCATTCGCCAAGGAGGCATTTCCGATGACAAGGGGGCCAAACAGGATTCACCATTGTGATCAATGTATTCGATTATGGCGATCCACGACGTGACCATCACTGGTCCTTCAGCATCAATTAAACCATCGAGAGCCCACAATATTTTGGCTTCCTGAGACGAGGCGCTATCAGGTTGGTCGGCTTTTTTCGGTGGTTTGCTCACACTCAAATGGTACGCTCTTTTTCGTTGCTGAAAAGTAAACAAATTCGGCATTCACCCCGGTCAATGCGATATTGCCACTCGATATGTCCACATTGACTGCAATCACCTATTTTGTTTTGATCCGTCATTATGGCTCCCAGTGAGTCATGTTTGTGTGGCATCTGTGCCGCTGAGCATCCCAATGATGCAAGCCTGATGCATTTCCCTCCCAGTTCAATACCGTCCAGAAGGCCATATCCATGTAATAGCGGGACCATTTCTTGCCCGGGGTACTCATGAGAGTGTCTCGTATTTTAAGGGCTGTATCTCGCCCGTAGGTCTTTTTA